TCGTCGCCCGGATACCAACGCCAGGTGACGCCGGAGAGGTTCATCGGCTTGCCGTCAGCCCAGATGCGGCCGATACCGGTGATCGGCCCCTCGCAGAGCGCCACCGCGAAGGAGGCATAATAGAGGTATTGCGTGGTGGTGACTTTCGGCCCGCTGCCCTTGCCGCCGCCCTGTGTGGTGATGTCGATCTCCTCGCGGAAATCCGTGGCCCAGATCAGGGTGCCGCCGATGCGCATCCGGCCGAAAAGACGCGGGATGACCGCGCCTTCGGTGGACGAGGTGAGGCGCAGCGTGTCGAGCCGCGCGCCCTCGATGCGCTGCGCGGGTGCCAGCGACGAGATGATCCAGCTGTCGACGACCGAGCCGACGGTCGATCCGATCATGCCGCCGATGGTGACGGCGCTGATGCCCAGAATACCACCGCCGATGGAGCCGCCAATGGCGGCACCGGCCGCGCCGAGCACAAGTGTTGCCATCGATCAGGTCCTTTTTGGCGGAAACAGGAAGGCGAAGGCGATGCGCCTCCGCCAGGATGGGGTGAGCGGTTCCTCGATCACGCCGAGCCGCTCATAGGCGTGGAGGAAGATGTCGGGCGCGGTGAGGATCCCGACATGCTTGGCGATGGCGCGGGGCTTCATGCGGAAGAGCACCAGCGCGCCGGGACCGGCTGCCGCCGGTTCCACCTCGATCATCATGCGCCGCGCGCCCTCGGCCAGAACTTCGCGCGGGCCGGTCTCGCCCCAGTCCCGGCTGTAGGGCGGGATCGGGAACGGCTCGGGGCCGACGACCTCGCGCCAGACGCCCCGCGCGAGGCCGAGGCAGTCGCAGCCGACGCCGCGGAGGCTCGCCTGGTCGTGGTAGGGCGTACCGAGCCAGGAGCGCGCGATGGCGATGATCACTTCTGAACTCGAATTGACTGGTGATTGCAATTCAGACAATCCGAAAAGACCTTGAACTTGACATCGCCATCGCGGCGGGGAAGTCATGCCTGAGCGATGTGGGGGGTGAAGTTGGTAGAACTTGTTGAGAACGTTGCGGGCGTCCGTCGTAATCTGAGAACTATGCGCAACTACCTTCTCTCCACGAATGACGAGGAGCGCTTCTTCGCGCGAGAAAGATTGCGGCGCGGCTACAACCTAGTGGCTACAGTTGTAGACGGCGATGTGCTTTTTGCTCCGAGCCGTTTTGTTGGATACAAAAATATCACGATCAAAGCTCACAAGAAGCTTGGTGAAAAAAATCGCCTGGATGGAAAAGAGACCAATCCAGTATTGCAGCGCATTCTTGGCGCCCAAACGCTGCCCGATGACCCAGAATGGCCGAAGATCGAGGAAATGTTCCTCAGGCTTTGCGAGAAGATCGATGTTGTTCCAATCAATCGAGACCGGAAGTTTTGGGTTCTCGATGATCTGCGTCAAGACCAAGCAAAGCCCACTGGTAAGTATGCTGAAGGGGCATTGTCATTTTACGTCAGCACGCGCTACGAGCGAAATCAGGCCGCACGAAAGGCATGCATAGACAAACATGGCACGTCTTGCGTCGTCTGCGGCTTCAACTTTGAACAGAGCTATGGTGAACACGGGAAGGACTTTATCCACGTTCATCACCTGAGGCCCCTATATCAAGCTGGTTCCGAAAATCGGACTGATCCGATAGAAGACCTCGTACCTGTCTGTCCCAATTGCCACTACATGCTCCACCGCGGACATCGGCTGCTCACGCCTGAGGAGCTGAAGCTGATCATAAAGCGTAAATAGGCAGACGTTTACAGCACGGATCCTTCATGCCCGCCATCTTTGGTGGCATAGCGCAGCACCGCGTCCTGGCCGGGGATGTGCGGGAAGCCGCGGAAGTTGGCGGTGTTGGCGAATTTCGTGCCACAGGTCTCCACACGCTTGTCGCAGCCCGCGCGGATGGTGAAGGCGTCGCCCTCGGCGATCGCCCGCACCGGCGCTTCGAGCAGCGTGAGCACGGCGATGCCGTCCGTCACGTCATGGCCCAGCACCTCAATGCGTCGTCCCGCGTTCGCACCGCTCGTCCACTCGACCGTGCCGAAGGTGAACCAGCCCGGCTCGAAGCCGCCGAGCCCCGAGGCGTTGAAAGCCCGGTCGCGCAGCAGGTCGATCACGGCGCCCGTGCCCTTGTAGGCCGAATCCACCAGATCGATCCCGCAGCGCGCATCGCCAAGCGCTGCGTCGCAGCCGGCCTGGAACGTCCGCCCGACGGTCTGGCCCAGCACATGCGCGAGCGACCGGACCTCGGCAACGAAGGCCAGCCGCCCGCGCCGGATCTGGCCGATAGCCCCGCGGCGCATCAGCACGCGCTGGCCCGTGTCCGCCCAGTTCACGCGCCAGACCTCGACCTCCGCGTTGTCCCAGCGACCGTCGAGGATGTCGGTCTCGGTGATACCATCCGAGGTCAGCACACCTTCCGCGTCCTGCGCATCGACCGAGAGGTCCGAGCCGGAGCGCACCTCGGATGCCGTCAGCCCGCTTTCCGGCTCGAAGTCGGTGTCATCAAAGCTCAGCGTCCTATCGTGATCGGTAAATCCGAAGGTGACGCCATCGGCGCGCATGATCCGCCAGCACCAGGCAAGAGTCGTGGTGCCCTCGTCGAGATGGGCCTGCAGCGCGGGGTCCAGGATCTTCATCGGCAGGTTCCCGTCATCCGGTCATCGAGATCGCCGATCCAGTTCGCCCAGTCGGGCGGCACCTCTGTGATTGCCGCCGCAGACGGACGGGCCAACCGCGCCTCGGCGTAAGCTGCACAGCCGGCATCACCACCGCCCATCGTTGCGCCGCAGCCGGTCAGCGGGATCGCCAGAACTGCGACCATCGCGAACCGCCGTGCGCCCGCGCTCCAGCTTCTCAATCGTCTCTTCCATCGCATCGCGTTCGCCCTTCCGTCTGCCCGTGCGTTCCCCTTCGACGCGGCCCCAGACCCGGCCGAGGATCACGCCGCCGACCGCGCCCAGCGCCGCGATCAGCCAGATCAGGACGTCAGCCATCGCCGCGGAACCCGCGCTCGATCCGGTCACGCAGGCCGATCAGGCCGAGGCCGAGGAACATGAGCCCCGCGGGCGAGGCATCGCCGCTGCCAGCGAGCAGCGCGACGAGGCGGGACAGTTCGGCGAACGGTCCGGTAGCAGGCAGCGCCAGGGAAGCGATGCCCGTGAGCATGGCGAGCAGTCCCGCCCACCAGGTGAGCGAGTTGGGGCGAACGTAGCGCATGGGTCAGGCCCTCCGGATCAGGGTGGAGAAGAAGGCGGCCAGCCGGACGAGCCAGCCGGTCGGCGCATCGGGTGCAGGGGTAAGGACCGGTGGCCGCGGTGCCCGCGAAGGGCGCAGCATCGCCAGTGCTTCGTGCTCGGTGAGCCGCCGGATCGGTCGGGAGAAGTCCACGCGGCCCGTGCGTTCCACGGACCAGACCGGGATCGTGCCGCCGGGATAGCGGCCATGGCGGAACAGGTCGCGCTCGGCCTCCCGGCGCGGGATGATCGCGGCCGGTTTGCGCCACCCCATGAAGGCCCGCGCCGCTGCCTCGCGATCGCCGGCGTTCAGGTGCCGGGTCAGCGCGGCCCTGGCGATGCCGCCCGTATTGTAGTGGAAGCTGACCAGCGCATCGAACTCATGCGGCGCCAATGGCACCGTCACGGCGCTGAGCACCTCCGCCTCGTAACGCTCCAGGTCGGCGCGGAAGACCCGGAACGCCTCGCGGATCCCGGCGTCGAGATCGGCGGGCATCCCGCAGGGCATCGCGACGGGATCGGGCGGCCCGGCCGCACCGGTATGGCCGATACCGAAGGTCCAGACCTGTTTCACATCGAGATAGGGTCCGGGCACGATCCCCTCGTGCCGGACGAGGGCCAGGAGGCCCCGGTCTGTCATGTGCATTTGGGTTACCTGAGAAGCGAGAGGATCAGGATCAGCGCCGCAACCGCGAGGCCGATGCGCAGACGGTGTGTGAAGGCCTGCCGGGGATCGGCGTGCTCGCAGCGGAGAGCGCGCGCGAAGCGGATGAGATCATTCATCGCCGTCACCCTCCCTGGCGCGGCGCAGGCGGGCGAGCACAATCTCGATGAAGGCCGGACCGAAGACGCCGACGAGATAGGCGGCCGACCCCGCAGCGCCCCCGGCCGGGATCGCCTCGGGCGGGAGGCCCAGCCAGCTGGTGATGACCGCCATGGACAGGCTGCCCATGCCGGCCGCGATCAGGCCGCCGAGCAGGATGTGGCGCAGCGCGTCGCGCAGGCGCATCTTTGTGGTCAGGGCGTTTGTGGCCCCGCCGAGTGCGCCCCAGGTGGCGAGGATCACGGCGGTGGAGGCGGCGAGCTCGCGCCACACGGCAGCGACAAAGCCGGTTTCATCATTCATCGCCGGATCTCCAGCAAGGGGACGGAGGTGATCGAGCCGAGCCGCTCGAGGTCGAGCGTCACGTCGAGCGCGTCGGTGTCGAAGCGGACGGGAACGTCGAAAGTGAAGCCCGCGGTGATGGCGACGCCCGCCGCGGGGGCGCTGTCGAAGGCCACAAGCCCGGTGGTCGCATCGACGGTCCAGCCGCTGCCTTGTTCGACGCCATCCAGGGCGACGCGGACTGTGCCCGTCACGGGCTTGGTGATCGTCCTGACCCATGTCTGGCCGCCCGAGGCGTAGCGCTTCGCCAGCTGAAAGACGGTCGTCGCCCCGTCGCCGGTGCCGATCGCCTGGTCGGTCGAATCCAGCGCCTGGGACGGAAGGCAGGATTTGTAATCGCCCCAGTCCTTGAAGCGGAAGCCGTGCAGGCGGCCGTTGCGCGCCTCGAAGAAGGCGACCACCGCCGCCAGGTCGTCGGAGCGGCGGATGCCGTAGGCCACGTCGTAGCGGCGGCGCGAGTTCGCCCAGCTGGCATTGCGCTCCTCGTCGCCCGAGGCCAGCTCCACGATCTGCGTCCGTCGCTCGGGCCCACCGCGCGCGCCGCGGCTGATGTCGTCGGGAAAGCGGATCTCATGGAATGCCATGGCTCAGAGTCCTCTCCGCCCGAGCGAGACGGCGCGGGCGATGTCGGCGGCGACCTGTGTCCTGGACTGCCGAAAGCTCTCGGCATCGCGGGTTGTGATCGTGACGTTGACGCCGCCCCCGCCGTAGCTCTGCGCCTCACGGCGCGACAGCACCCGCTCGCCGCGTTGCAGGATTGCGGGGACCTCGTCTGGCCGGAGGCCTGCAAAACCGGAGCTGGGGCGCAGCCCGGCAACACCGCCGCCATGCATCCGCGGCGCGTTTGCAAAGGCCATGGCGGGGACCATCCGCGACGGTCCCGCCGCTCCGACCACGCCGCCGGCATGCAGCACGTCGGCGAAGATCCCGTCCGCGCTGCCGAGCGCGCCGGAGAGCGCATTGGCGATCGGGCCGAGGATGAAGCGGCGCGCGGCGAGCCTTGCGAGATCGGCAATCAGCGAGGTGACCAGATCGCGGAAGTTCAGCTTGCCGGATTTCACGAAGTTAGCCACCGCAGTCTCGGCGCTGGTGAACGCGCCGACCAGGCTCTGGCCGATATCGCCGCCGATGTCGCGTGCCTTGGCCGCATAGTCCGAGAGTGCCGCGGTGACTACCTGCCAGCCTTTCAGCGCTTTCTCCGCCCCCGTCGCGCTGTCCGTTCCTGCCTGCCGCCCGGCCGCGCCTGCGCCTTCCGCTGTCTCCTCCGCCTGGTCGAGCGCATCGCTCACCCGCTGTGCGCCGGCCGCGGCAGCCTCCATCGCGCCATCGGCTTGCGCGTCGGCGCCGCCCATCGCCCCGACCAGCGCCGCCACCGCCTCGTGCACGCCGTCGAAACCCGTGTCCCTTGTGCCGGCGGCGCGGCCACGGAGAGCCTCGGCCCTGTTGCCGGCATTGCTGGCCGCGTGGTCGAGCATCGAGGCGTAGCTCTGGGCCCCGAACCAGTCGATCTTCGTATCCGCCCCGATCCGCTCGGAGAGTGCGTTGAAGGTCGGGCCGATGCGGCCCAGAAAGTCCGCCCATTTTTGCGAAAGAAACCCCATCAGCCGGAGCCAGATGGATTCGATATCCACCCGCATCGCCCGGAAATCGTCGACGAAGGAGCCGACGGTCGTCCCGATCCCGTCCCAGACGGCGCTTGCCACGGTGCCCATCAGTGCCAGCGCGTTGCCGAAGCCGCCCGCGCCCCGCACGAGCTGGCCGAACTGATGGACCAGCTCGCCCGCGCCGACGATCAGCGCGCCGATGCCGGTGCGGATCAGCGCCCCGCGCAGCACGACGAGCGCGGTCGCGAGTCCGCGGACGGAGAGCGCCGCCGCTGCCAGGCCCGCCACCCAGCGCCCCGCGAGGAAGGCTGCGAAGGTGGCGGCATAGGTAGTCAGGCGGCCGATGTTCTCGAACAGCCCCCGGATGGCGATGCCGAGCGGCCCGGTTCGGCTGGCCACCGCGGCCATGGCATCGGCGACCGCTTCGAGCGCGGGGGCCGCGGCGACGGCCAGCTGGTTCGAGAGCCCGCGCCAGACGAGGCCGAGCCGGGAGATCGCGTCGTTGGTCCGCTCGATCTGGTCGGCGTCCTGTTCGGAGACCACCACCCCGAAGGCCTGCACGTCTTCGGTCGCCTGGCGCAGCGTCGCACTGTCGATCCGGCTCATGGCGATGGAGCCTTCCTCGCCGAAGAGCTGGCCCGCGACCGCCGCACGCTCGGCGACCGGGACGAACTTCCCGATGGCCGCGTTGATCGCCCCCACGCGCTGGTCGAGCGGCAGGTCGATGAGGTCGCTGGCGGACAACCCCAGCCGTTCCAGCGCGTCAGCGGCGGGTCCGGTCCCGGCGGCCGCTTGGCTCAGCCGCCGTGTCAGGTCCTTGGTTGCCTGCTCGATACCGGACATGGCCACGCCAGCCAGTTCGCCTGCGCGCTCCAGCGTCTGGATCGACGCGACAGTGGTGCCCAACGATTGCGCGAGCTTGGCCTGCGCATCGACGGTCTGCAGGCCGCTGCGCACCATCGCCACGCCAGCTGCGGCAGCGGCTGCCACGGCGGCGGCTGCCGCGAGCTTCACCCGCCGG